GAGTAGGTGAGCCCGTCGTTGCGGGTGCCGCCGACCCGGTACGGCTGCACCCCGTAGATCGCCGCGACCTGGGTGGCGTTCAGCTGCATCGCCTGAATAAACGCCGCCTCATTCTGCGGGACGGTCAGCGCCTTGTAGTCCCAGTCCCGGCCATAGACGAGCGGCTGCCGCATGCGGATCGTGTCGGTGAGCCGCTGCCGGATCTGCTTCGCCTGCTGGTCGTTGACCTCTTCGTTGACATTCTGGAAAGTGCCCGGGGGGAAGCCACCGTTGGAGAACCAGTCAGCCGAATACTTCAGGGCATCAATGCCCTGACCCCACAGCAGAGCGAACGCCTTGAGGGGACTGACGCCCTCGACCCGGCCAGCGACACTGAACGCTTTCAGGTGGACCAGTTCCTGGCGTTCCATCAGGTGGCCCTTGTAATAGATCCGCGCCCGCATCGGGTTCTCGGGCTGCTGCTCGTCGTCCTGAACGTCCATCCGGTCGGCGGGCAGCCACGCCACGCCGGTCGGCAGGCCGAGCCCGTCAGGACCGGGGATGCCACCCCGGTTGGTGATCAGGCCCCAGGCGTTGCCATGCAGCAACGCCGACGTGGAACCGGTGAACATCCAGTCATACAGCGTGCCGCTTACTTGCGGGCCACCGCCGGCGACGGGCGAGCCGAGCAGCATGGTGGAGAAGATCCGCTCACTGTCCCCGTTGGGCAGCTGCCGGTACACCTTGATCGGCAGGGAGGCGATCTGGTCGGCGATGAATCTGATCGCCGAATAGCAGGCACCGAGCGCCAGTACCGAGTCCTGGCCCTGGGTTTCCCGTGAGGGATGGGTGGGGCCACCGATGTTGAATTTCCAGTACGGGTTCCGCCACGGCTGCCAGGGCATGCCACCGATGGTCCGGGTCTCAATACCGATCCGGTCCACCAGGCCCACGGCTTGCCTCCCGCCCACGCGAATAGCGGCGGCGGCCACGCCTGGGCCTAGCTTAGCCTGGCCCGAGGTTCTTGGCGTGTTCCCAGGTGACGATGTCCGCCGCAGCCGTCTTGGTGGCGCCGTAGTGGCGCTTGTATGGCCACTGGCCGAGCGCGTGCGCGAGCGCCACGTCCGCCGGGGTGGCCACGTCGGGCACCGGTACGGGAACCGGTACAGGCGTGGGTGGCACCGGCACGGGAACCGGCGCGGGCAGTGTGGCCGGGACTGGCACGGTCGCGTCGCCCTGCTCGGCCAGCAGCCGGGTCAGGGTGTCCCAGCTCATCGAGAACGAGCCACTGTTTCCCCAGGACGGACCCCAGGAGTTGTCCAGGAAGACCAGCATCGAGGAGGTGTTGAGCCCACGGGCAACGATCTCGTGACCGCCCCGCACCTGGGCGCCGCTGGAGATGGCCACCAGGCCCGAAGAGTCGGGGTTGTCGAAGCTGTCATACCAGTTGCAGCCGATCAGCACCGGCCCGGCTGAGAGGGCCTGGAGGGCGGTGTTCAGGTCGAAGCAGTGGGTGTAGCCGGACAGCAGGCCCGCGTTCTGCGCTGCCTTGCACACGCTCAGCCCGTCGCTGCCGGTGTCGTCGGGCGGGTAGGAGCCGGGGTAGCCGTCGAGCCGGGTGGCCGCCCCATACAGGCTGACGGCGCCCGCCTCGTTCAGCGTCATGTGCCCCACGGGGAGGGCATCATAGACGGGCGTGGTGCCAGCCGCGCCGACCATCGCGTTGCCGGTGCAGGAGCCGAGGTTCCCCTGATCGAGGATGCCGATCATCCGCGCCCACGTCACCGTCCGCAGCGTGCCGCCGCTGGTGTAGGGATAGGCGAGGGAGCGGGAGTCGTGCCAGACGTGCCGGCCGAGCGGCTTGCCCTCGACGGGGTGCTCGGGGATGTAGTTAACCTCGACGGTGTGGGTCATGCGATCTGGTACCTGTCAACCATGGCACGCAGCCTCTCGTTCTCGGCTATCAGTTCCCCGATGTCCGGCTGGTTCAGCGGCAGGTCGCGGGCGGTGCGCCAGCCCATCTTCGCCGCCGACGCGCACCAGGCGAACGCGAAGAACACCATAGTGAACGCCTTGGCGGTCAGCCAGGCGATGGCGAAGATCAGGCCACCGATCAGACCGAGGATCACCTTGCCCGGTGATGCCTTCCTGGCGTCGGCGGTGATCGCCTCCAGCGGCACCCGCTCATGCAGCGGCCTGCGCCCGTTCGCCGGGGCCATCGTTGCCGTGTCGCTCATCACTGCACCTGCTTCCAGTGCTGGTCGCCATCAGAGTCGGTCGCGCCGGGCAGGCCCCTGATCACCGTCTTGCGGGTGGGTGGCCGGGGGGCGGGCATGTCCTGCACCCACACACCCAGCGGCGGCTCCATGTCTGACACGAACGGCGAGCCGCCTACTGGCTCATCGTTTTCGGCCCAGCCGCTGTGCTGCTGCTCAGCCACTGCTCCTCCTAGAGAACCGATCTGAGCACGTCATACCCGCGCCCGAACTTCCGCGCTGCCCATACTGCCATGGTTCCCGCGCACAGCGGGGAAATGTCGGCGCTGGTGTCCCGCCGTGCCCAGGCGTGCATCCCGTCACCCACGTCCCGCCGCACCCCGGCGGCGACCGCTTTGCCGAGGCTGTCCTGGCCCCGGTGGATGATCGTGTTGTCGCTGACGCCGCGCACGAACTGGGCGTGCGCCTGCGCCACGTCCCGCAGCTGGCAGATCTCCAGGATCGGCTCGGCGGTGGGGCGGGGTTTCTTTGCCGACAGGCCCGCCGCCTCACACGCGGTGATCAGTTCGGCGCCGGGGCCGATCGGGTCGATGACGATCTTGGCGACCCGGTGCTTGGCCACTAGCTCTTTCAGGCGGGGCATGATCCAGGCGACCCCGGACCGGTGGTCATCCCACTGCTCGTCATTGCCGATCTCCACCGAGCAGACCGGCACCCGGATAACCTCGCCGGTCTTCTCGTCGGCGACCGCAGCTTCGACGCCGGACACGATGCCGGCGACGGCGATCGTCGCCGCGCCCTGATCGGGGGCGATGTCCACCGACAGGCAGATCCGCTCCGGGCGGGGCATGTCACCGGGGCCGGGCCATTCGCAGCCGCGCCACAGGTGCTCGCTGATCACCGACCATGACAACTCGTCCAGTGGCCAGTCGCCGATGCCGAGCCGTTCCCGGTCGAACCCGGCCGGGTCCATCTTGACCAGCTCGCGGGAGATGTGCTCGGAGCTGATGCGGATGTTCATGCCCGGGTTGGCCCGCGCCCACGAATTCGGGTCGTCGCGCCGGTCGTGGCCGAACGAGCAGCGGCGCTTGCCCTTGTCGGGGCACAGGTCGGGGCAGAACTCGCACGACCATTCCATGAAGCACAGCGTCGGGTCGTTCTGGGCGAGGCCGCGCTTGCGCACCCGGGACAGCTGAATCGAGTCGGGCATCCCGGCTGACGCGGTGTACCACATCTGCGGGTTCGGGACGGCTGACATGGTGGGCATCGACGCGGACACCTGCTCGTCGGACAGGATCATGGCCTCGTCGTAGTAGACGGCGTCGGCGGTGAACGACCGGCCTGAGCCACGGGACCGGGCCAGGAACCGCAGGCGGGGGGCGACGCTGCGGCGGATCTGGGTGCCTTTGTGGCCGTGGATCAGTGTCGGCTCGGGGCGGAGTTCGATCGCCTCCTCGCCGTGGGAGGTGCGGATACCGCCCGGCTTAACCTTGCGCAGCAGCTCGGGGCTGCCCCGGATCATCGACTGCATGCGCAGGAAATGCTCACCGGACGCCTTGAACTCGTGCGCGGTGTGGATCTGCAGGGCCTCACGCAGCCCGAACAGCCCGAACAGCTGGCGGGCTTCGAGGGCCGAGTTTTTCCCGTTCTGCCGTGCGATGATCCAGGCCACCTCGAACGCGGACCACAGCCCGTTGCGGCGCATGCCCATCGACTGGATGAGACCCCAGCTTTGCCACTCATCGAGGATCAGGCCCGCCTTGGCGGCGAAATCGACCGCGTCCTCGCCGGCCGCATATGAGTGGGCAGCAGGAAGTGAGCACAGCCGGGGCCGCTGCGCTCCAGTGATCTCCTCGCCGTTACCGAGTGGAACGGTCATGCAGGCAGGATAGCTCCTGCCTCAATTACGGCACCTGGTGCCCGTCATTGGTGAGCTTGACCATCGCCTGCCAGTCGTCGGCAGCCGCCGTCCTGTCGGTGTCCACGGTGAAGTCCTCGAACTTCAGCGACTCGGCGAGCATGTCAACCACCGCGTCGGAGACGGACTGGCCCCTGCGCCCGGCATACGCCTGGACTCTTTCCTTGAAGGCGACCGAGCACCCGATGTGGATGGTTGTCCGGCTGCCGCTATTTATGCTCATAGTCCGTTGACTCTACGTCGCGCTACCGGATGAGTCAACCCCCGAAGGTGATGCTCAGCACCGGGTGCAGCTCAATCGCGTTAGGTGCGACCCCGTCCTGCCCGTGCTGGTAGTCGAAGAACCCGACCCCGGTCACCGTCACTGGCACCGACACATATGTGAAGTGCAAGGCGCTCGGCCTGAAGCGGGCATCGAACTGGGAGCGAGCCATCTCGATGCCACCCAGCAGCGGGCTGCCTTTCGCACACGGCGGGTCAGGGATCTCCGCGATCATCGTCTTACCCCCCGTGCGGATGACCAGGTGATAGTCGCTGTCGGCCTCCAGCTTGAAGCCGATCAGTGTCGCCTGCACCTGGAAGATAGTGGTCTCGGTGGGGGCGATCCTGGAGCGCGCCGGCAGGGTGGACGGCGCGCGGAGCGCGGTCAGCGCCGCGATCGTGGTGGCATGCACTATGTTGCCGATGCTGGCGGCACCCGGGTCGGTGGCAGTCTTGACAGCCCACCGCTCACGCCCGCAGGTGGCAGACGCTGGCCAGGTATAGGCCGGGGATGGCGTACCGGGGATAGACGGCGAGCTGGCAGAGGTGGGGGCGCTCGGTGACACCGTGGGTGCCAGGACGCCCTGTGACCCGCAGCCACATAGGGCAAACAGCAGCACGGCGGGGATGAGCTTTCTCATCCTTCTACGCTACCCGCTGCTACTGGCTGCTTCGCGCATGTTCTTCTCCCGCTTGGCCCGGACCTCGTCCACGAAGTCGTCGGGAGCCTTCGCCGGGGACAGCGCGTGCAGGGCATCCATGCCCAGCCTGATCTCGCGGGCGAGCGCCGCCGCGTCGCGGGGAGTCTGCCCGTCATCGAGCAGCTGGGCCAGGCTGAGGATGCCCTTGGCGACGACACCGTCGCAGTAGGGCTTCGGCAGGGCGCGAAGCTCGCGCCGGGCCGCCGCCTCAGCTGGGCGTATCGGCCGTCTCGGTGCCATCGGTCTTCCCGGTGAGCCGGCCGAGCAGGTGGGCGACGCTCTCGTGCGGTGTAGGCTCGTTCTCTTCATGCCCGTGGGCGATCTGGGCCGGCGAATGTGCGGGTCCACGGTTCGCGGCGGCGGCAGCGGCTATC